TCGCACAGTCATTATTGAATGACGGCGTTACTCTTGGAGTATCATCTAGAGGAATGGGAAGTCTCAAAGACACTAGCGAAGGCTATAAAGTTGTCGGTGAAGATTTCATGCTTGCCACTGCTGCTGATATAGTGGCAGATCCTTCAGCACCAGACGCATTTGTGAATGGTATCATGGAGGGAGTTGATTGGGTTTGGGAGGCAGGAATCCTAAAGGCAAAACAATCACAGATTGCAGTTGTAGAAGAAAAAACTATGACTCACCCTGCGATTGCAGTTGCTGAGCCTGAAAAGGCAGTGGAGGAAGTCATTGAGAAGACCCAAAAAACTATAAATAAATTAGTAGATCAAGGTCAACTTGACGAGAAGAAGTTGGAAATCTTCCAAAACTTCTTATCAAATCTTTGATTTAATAAATAAACATAGATTATACGATATCTAAACACGTTTTACGACGGAGAGTTCAAAATGTCCCGTGGAGATTTACAAGAAATGGATGTAAAGACACAGCAATCTAATACCGCTGTAAATAGTGGAGCAGCAAAAGGCGATCCAATGCCCTCTACTCCCAATTACGTTCCTGATGGTCAAGGTTCCGTTGAAGATCTTGGTGGTCCTACGCCTGAGAACTCAAAGCCTGACGACAACAGCAACATGCTTAAAACGCCAACCGCGACTATTAAGCAAGTTAAAGACGTAATCACTAAAAACGCTGGTAAAGCTGATCCAATGCCTACTGCACCCAAGTACGCCGAAGAGGCGGAAGCCGACGAAACCCAAGAGGTTGTCGCTGAAGAAGAGTCAACTGAAACTGAAGCAGTTGATCTAAACGCTGCCATCGAAGAAGATGTCAACGCACTTCTTTCTGGAGAAGACCTTTCTGAGGAATTCAAAGAAAAGGCAAAGGTGATTTTCGAGGCATCTATCAATGCTAAGATCACAGATATCGAGAATCAGTTAAACGAAGAGTATGAGAAAGCACTCAACGAACAGGTTGAGGAAATCAAAGTCGAACTCACTGAGAGAACAGACGCATACCTCGAATATGTCGCCCAAGAATGGATGGAGGAAAATGCTATCGCTATCGAGAAAGGCATTAAATCCGAAATGACTGAATCCTTCATGGAAGGCATGAAAAAGCTTTTTGAAGAACATTATGTAACCTTACCTGAAGATAAATATGATGTCCTAGAAAACATGGTGGACAAACTTGATGAAATGGAGACCAAGCTCAATGAGCAGATAGAAAGAAACGTTGCACTTAACCAAAAACTTGGTGAGTCAACTGCTCAGACTGTCTTCAACAACGTTGCAGAAGGACTTGCAGTATCTCAGAAAGAGAAACTACAAACTCTTGCAGAAAGTGTTGAGTTTGAAAGTGAAGAATCCTATCGTGGAAAAATTGAAACTCTGAAAGAATCTTATTTCGGACAGAAGAAAACAACATCCACAGCGTCCGCTCCTCAAGAACTTAAGGAAGAAGCAGAACATGTAGAGCCAGCAACTGGCACTATGGCTGCATATCTTGAAGCACTTGGACGTATGAAATAGGAACTGGATTAATTTTTAACTAAACAACTCTTATAGACCGATGCAACAAAACATCAACTATCAACAACTCACTGAAAAGTGGGCTCCCCTTCTAGATCACGAAGGGTCAGATCCAATTAAAGACGCACATAGAAGAAACGTTACTGCGGTTCTTCTCGAAAACCAAGAGCAAATGCTCAGAGAAGAGAATGCTTTCCAGTCATTGACTGAGGCATCTCCTACTAACTCCGCTGGAACTGGTGGATTTAGTGGTTCATCTGCCGCAGGCGGCCCTGTTGCTGGTTTCGACCCTGTGTTGATTAGTCTTATCAGACGTGCAATGCCTAACTTGGTCGCATATGACCTTGCTGGTGTTCAACCAATGTCTGGTCCTACAGGACTTATCTTCGCAATGAGATCCAGATTCACTAATCAGAGTGGAACTGAGGCTCTCTTCGATGAACCAGATACTTCATTCTCTGGACAGAACTCCTCTCAGAACCTTACAGGTGGCATGACAGACGTTGCCGCTGGTTTTGGTACTACATCTTCACCTAACGGCACTAACCCAGGCGTTCTTAACCCTGTTGGTTCCGCAACTACTACTGACTACTCTGTTGGTCAAGGTATGGTTACTGGTGAGTCTGAGGCATTAGGAGACGCTGCTGCTAACGCTTTCCAAGAAATGGCATTCAGCATCGAGAAAGTTACTGTGACTGCGAAGTCCAGAGCACTCAAAGCTGAGTACAGTTTAGAATTGGCTCAAGACCTTAAAGCAATTCACGGATTAAACGCTGAGTCTGAACTCGCAAACATTCTCTCAACTGAGATTCTTGCTGAGATCAACCGCGAAGTTATCCGTACTATCTACAAGGTCGCAGAACAAGGTGCAACAATCAACACTGCAACCGCTGGAACGTTCGACTTAGACACCGACTCAAACGGTCGTTGGTCAGTTGAGAAGTTCAAAGGACTTCTATTCCAGATCGAAAGAGATGCGAACCAAATCGCACAAAGAACTCGTCGCGGAAAGGGCAACGTGGTTCTCTGCTCTGCCGACGTTGCTTCAGCTCTTACAATGGCTGGAATCCTTGATTACACCCCTGCACTTAACGCTAACTTAAACGTTGACGATACTGGTAATACATTTGCTGGTACTCTTGCTGGTAAGTACAAAGTTTACATCGATCCTTTCGCTGCAAACAATGACGCTAATCAGTACTACGTTGTTGGTTACAAGGGTACTAACCCTTATGACGCTGGATTGTTCTACTGCCCTTACGTTCCTCTACAGATGGTTCGTGCAGTGGGTCAGGACACCTTCCAACCAAAAATTGGCTTCAAGACTCGTTGCAAACCCATTTGCCGAAGGTAACGTATCTAACCAAGGACTTGGAAGACTTCTTTCCAACGCTAACCGCTACTACAGAAGAGTTAAGGTTGCAAACCTTATGTAATTCGGATATTACATATCTTACTAAGAGACCCAAATGGGTCTCTTTTTTTATGCCTATATAGTAAGCACTATATTGTGTGAGATGATGACACAACCAAACGGAAGTAAGTGGAAGTGGATCGCTATAGGCACTGTGGGTAGTCTCCTTGCCGTATCACATATCGGTATGATAGGTATGTTGAGTCAAAGAGGATCGAAATTACCAAACATAAACTTGCCTGTGGGTGACTATACCTCTTATAGAGCAGAAGTAGGGGAAGACGGATATCGCATTGACTATAAGGGTAATGACCCTACAGTGATGCGTGTGGAAAGGGATAAGAATATAAAAGGTGGCTTTCTGGGATTGGCTAACAACAAAATCCGAGTCACTGAGGAGTACACTATGGACGGAGCTCACCATCAAGGAGGAGCAGTATCCAACCCAAGATCCTGGCAAGACAATACTAACGGAGGAAGTCAGTCGGGAAAGCTCACTGCCCAACAGGTCGAGTGTATCGAGGCGGTCGGTGGTGGAAAGCAGACAGGGCGACTTGTTGGGACTAGCGTGGGGACTGCTGTTGCTCCTGCCTTTGTCAATATTCCCTTTGTTGGGTGGCTTGCTGCTGGTTGGGTCGCAATGTTTGGGGGGAACCAAGGATCGGAAATAGGTGGTCAAATGGCTTCTGAACTTGCAGATGTCTGTGAAGACCCCGACTTCGCTGAATAAATAAAGATAAAACTCATGAGCAGAGAATACACTGATATCAAAGGACCTAATCTCTTTGATAGACAAATTAAAAATAGGAATTTTCTGTCTCCAGCTGGATTCAAATTCACCTTACAGAAAGCACCCAAGGTGGATTTCTTTTCCAAGTCAGTATCTTTACCTAACATAACTTTAGGTGCTGCAATCCAAAGCACATATCTCAGAGACATTCCTGTTCCTGGCGATAAGTTGCAATATGGTGATCTGGATGTAGAATTCTTTATAGATGAAAACTTAGAGAACTACCTACAGATTGAGAGGTGGATGAGAGCACTTGGATTTCCTGAGTCTCTTAGAGAAGGAGTCAGTCTGGATCCTCAACAAACAGATCTGTTAAACGCTGCCAGATCTGATGGAACAATACTAGTTTACAACAGTAGTTTTAATGTAATCGCTAAGGTTGATTTCAAGGATATGTTCCCAACTTCATTGACACCAGTTCCATTTAGCGCTGATGTAACTGATATAAATTATATTGTAGCGACTGCTACTTTTAAATATACTATTTTTAATGTGGAGAGTCTAATAGGAGATGAATCTTGAATTTATACAAGACTTGTGGGATAAAGATTCCATAATTGATAATGAATTACTACACAATGAGTCAACAAAAATACCCGCTTTACACGCAAAATACTACAAAATTTACACCAACATCCTGACCTTACAGAAAGCTCAGGAAACTCAGTACAAAATTTTAAAGAAGGAGAAGTGGCAATACTACACAGGTAAGGCATCACCAGAAGTATATGTAGAAAAACCTTTTGACTATAAAGTTCTAAAAGCAGACCTAGACAAATACTTTGATGCAGATCAAGACCTTATCAGGTGTACTGCAAAGATAGAATACTATCAGATCATGTTAGATTATTTGGATAGTATTCTCAAGGTTATACAGAATCGAACGTATCAGATTAAAAATGCCATTGAGTGGCAGCGATTTACGAATGGATTATGAGTGATCTTATTATTGTCAAGAAGAATGAAGTCCATCTTACTGTAGATGCACAACCTCATGTGCAACAAGAACTGTCAGATTACTTTACCTTTGATGTTCCAGGCGCCAAGTATATGCCTCAGTATAGGAACAGGCATTGGGATG